GCTAAATTACCAGGAACTGATTTTCTATTTTTTGAATCTAATAAAGCATTTTATTTTGGAAGTATTGAAGCACTAATTTATTTTCAACGATTGAATGGTCCGTTTGACGAATATGTAGTAGAAAGAAATGGAGCTAAAATGCCAAGGAGAATTTTATCTCCAGGTGATAAGTTTTCTGGTAGAAGACTTCCTGATGAAGTTACTGCAATTGAAAATATAAAGATGCTTAAAACTATAGATACTCTTCAGGGAAATCACATAGGAGCCTTTTCTTCTAGTTTAGACGGTTATGACTTTTACACCAAAAAAGTAATTCACAATCAGTTTGATTTTGTGGAAGACATGAAAAATTTTACTAAGACAGGTCCTGTGAGTATTGTTCCAGAGACATTGAAAAGAAATCCTCTAGCAAGTAAAAAGTATAATTCTTACAACACTGGGCTATACAATGATTATGGTCTTACAGATGAAGAGGATTTGCCTGATGGATGTTCTTCAAATCAGTTGCTAACAAGAAAATTAAACAGAGCAAGCTATTTAAAGTCTTTTGAGAATAATAAACTTGAAGTACTAGTTCCTGGAAGAACAGACATAGAAGTTGGTAATTTGATAAGTATCCTGTATCCTTCAGCCGAGCCGCCAAACGACGATTTAACTACTGTTTTAGATCCTTTACTTTCTGGCTTATACATAATATCAGGAATACATCATAAGATAAACTCTGACAGGCACACTATGAATATGGAAGTTATTAAGAATGGTTTGAGTAGCGTTCCTGAAAAAGTTGAAATGGATGAAGAGGTTGAGAATGTATCCTAATTTCAATTGGTGGATAGGTGTCGTAGAGGACAGAGTAGATCCTGCAATGCTTGGGCGTTGCAGAGTCAGAATTATCGGATACCATACTTCTTCTACAGAAGACCTACCAACTGTTGATCTGCCATGGGCTGTTCCTGTCTCTCCTACGACTTCTCCGAGTATATCTGGAATAGGTGATACTCCTGCCTATGTTCAGGGATCGACTGTGCTAGGCTTCTTTGCTGACGGAGAAGAGGGTCAGCAGCCTATCATTGTAGGAACTTTAGGCGGCAAGCCAAGAAACAAAAATACTGACCCTAGTATCGGGTTTTCTGATCCTGATGGCAAATTTCCAAGAAGTGAAGCAGATTTAGGATTGAATGAACTTCAAGAACCCGACCTATCAAGACTGTCAAGAAATGGCGATGCAGAAACACATGCCAGTCTATTGAACAAAAGAACAGCTAGACAAAAAGACATACCAAGAGCAGTCGCACCACATATAGAATCGGTTTCGTCTGACATATCAGGTGCTGCTTATGATAGGCAGATGTGGGAAGAACCACACCCAAGATTTGGAGAAGAAAATTATACATACAACGCCTCTAATGAAGAACCTAATTTTAATAACAATTGTTCGGTCTATCCCTTTAATAAAGTAAGGGAAACTGAAAGCGGTCATGTTTTTGAAATAGATGACACGCCCAATAATGAAAGAATACACGAATATCATTCTGCAGGAACCTTTTATGAAGTGCAAGCAGATGGTTCAAAGATCACAAAGGTAGTCGGTGACGAATACGAAATAACACTGAAAGACAAAAAAGTTTTTGTCAAGGGTTCGTGCGATGTCACAATAGGCGGTGATGCAAGAGTTTTAGTAACAGGAGACATGTATCAAGAGATAGGTGGAAACTTGTTTACTACAGTTGCAGGCAATCGTGTTACTAAAGTAGTAGGCAATGATTTTACTGAAGTTCTTTCAGGGCAAAGTACTAATGTCTCAAGAGATCATTCTTTTCGTACAGGCGGCAATCAAACAGACACCGTTATAGGCAATAGAACTGAAACTGTAGGCGGCGATAAAGTTTCTACCGTTGGTGGTAATTTTAGTTCAGTTTCAGTTGGTTCAACTTCAAGTACTGCAATACTTGGATATTCTTTGATGAGCACAACTGGTAATGTCAATCTAAGTGCGCCTACAGGAAACTTCAAGGCTATTGGATTGAATATGTCATTGTCTGCTGCTTTGAATCAAACACTAACTGCCTCAGTACAGCTTGTAGAGGCGAGTACTACACAAACACTGTCAGCAATTATTTCACAGACAGTAGTTGCTCCAGTTAGAAATATAACAGGCGTCACAACGCATACAGGGGCTTACAACATAACTGGTGCAGTGGCAGTAACTGGTGCAGTGACAGTAACTGGTGCATTGACAGTAACAGGAACGGTACTGGGAGGGACAGTGCGGCAAGGTACTATCGAGCTTGGAATGCACAGGCATCTCGGTGTTACTAGTGGCGGCAATCAATCAGGCCTACCTACATCGTAAGGAGATTTAAATGAGTTTATGTGGAGCAACTGAAAATTTAGTAGAGCTAACTCAGTCAATAGGAACGACTGACGAACTAGTCGGTGCTATATTTGATAGGATACCAATATCTCCTTCCGTGAATCAAGCTGTAACTGACGCGGCCGCTATATTAAATATGGCTACTGACGCTCAAGCTATACAGCAGCTTGTTACAACTAAACTAAAACAATATGTACCTGAAATTGAAGTTCCTGAAGAAATAAAAGGTCTTCAAGCAGATATAGAAAGTTTTGCTTCTAGTTTTCTAGCAGCTAAATTATCAGTAGATGATATTAATAATCAAATACACAATCTCAAGACAAAATATAGTGGCTTAGATTTGGGGGATATTGCAATAGAAGATATTCCTGATTTATTAAAAACAGGAGCATTGGACTTAAATAACCTTTGTCAAAAAATACCTAACTTTGAAGAAGATGGCGCTGGGTTTGTTTTAAAAGGAGCCCCAATTTCAACTCCGACAGATAGTCCTATTGCTAATATATTAGGTATAAACATTCCTAATATAGTTGATTTTCCTTATAGAATTGATGCAGTTAAAAAGAGTGCTAATGCGTCTGGCAATTTTGTAAATGTCAATATACCAGATTTAATAGGAATATAACTAAAACTGTTATAAATACGATTATGGCAACAGAATCATTAAAAATATCGAGAATATATAAAGATTTGGATTTGAGTTTTACTGCAAATCCTGAGACAGGCGATGTATTTAAAAAATTAGATGTCAATGCTGTTAAACAGTCTTTGAGAATATTGATATTGACTAATTTTTATGAGAGACCTTTTGATCCTGGTAAAGGAGTAAATCTAAGGGGATATCTTTTTGAGCCTATGTCAAAAGTTGTATCTGCTTCTATTTCAAATTCAATAAAAAACATCATAGAAAGTTATGAACCTAGAGTAAGAGTTGAATCTATACAGGTAGTTCCTAATTTTGATCTAAATTCATATGAAGTAACTGTTAGTTTTTTCGTAGTAGGTATTAGTAAGCCTCAGATACTAACAGCTAATCTAAAAAGGTTAAGGTAAGACAATGGCACAGTTAAACGTAACAGAATTAGATTTTGATAATATAAAAAAATCTCTTAAAACTTTTATGCAAGCGCAGAGTGAGTTTAGCGATTATGATTTTGAAGGTTCAGCCTTATCTGTTCTTTTAGATACCCTTGCATATAATACACATTACAATGCTGTCATGGCTCATATGTTAGCCAATGAATCTTTTTTAGACTCTGCCATAAAAAGAAGCTCCGTTGTATCTTTAGCAAAAGCTATAGGTTACACACCAAGATCAAGGAGGTCTGCTACTGCTAGTGTTGATTTTACATTAGTACCTGACTCTTCTTATACTGATACAACGTATTCTCTATCAAGAGATACTATTTTTACCTCCACTATCAATAATACTAGTTTCAATTTTTATCCAAGTGAAACACAAACAGCTACTTTAGAAGATATAAGTGGAACAGATGTATTCAAGTTTTCAGGATTGACACTTAAGGAAGGAACACGGGTAGACAATAGTTTTTTGATTGACTCTTCAAATCTTTCAGGGCCTATTACTATACCTAATGTTAATGTCGATACTACTACTCTTAGAGTCAGAGTACAGACCTCAGCAACTGTTTTATCTTTGAACACTTTTATACCTAAAAGTTCTATTTTAGATTTAACTAGCACTAGTAAAGTCTATTTCTTAGAAGAAGGTGGTGATGGTAGGTATGTCATTAGATTTGGTGATGGAGTTCTCGGAGAAACTTTAGTTGACGGAAATATAGTTCTGATAGACTATATTGTTTCAAATGCGGAATCTGCTAATTCTTGTAAGACATTTAACTGTGCCACCACTTTAACTGGATCGAATGAAGTAAAGACATTTGATTCTACTAAAACTGTTACTGCTTCAGGTGGTGCATCTAAAGAGAGTATTGATAGTATAAGAAAAACAGCTCCTTTATACAATGCAACTAAAGAAAGAGCGGTTTCTGCGGGGGATTATAAAAGTTTGATATTAGCCAGTAATCCGAATATTCAATCTGTTTCTGTATGGGGCGGCGAAGATAATGACCCTCCTATATATGGAAAAGTTTTCATATCACTAGACCCTGTAACAGGCCAAGTAGTTACGCAAGTAGATAAAGATAGAATTGTGACTGAAATAGTCAATCCTAAAGCCCCAGTTGCTATTTTACCTGAGTTTGTTGATCCTATATTTCAATTTATTGGACTAAAAATAGGAGTTGTTTTTAACAGTGAATTAACAACTTTGACTTCAAATGATATTAATAATGCAGTCGATACCGCAGTTAGAAATTTTTTCAATACAAATTTAAACGAATTGAATAAGAATTTTTACTATTCTAAAGTACATGATGATATTAAAGCAGTATCGCCTTCTATTATTTCTGTCAACGTAACACCTACTATACAAAAAAGATTAACACCAACTACTCTTGGCATAACAGATAACTATACTTTTACTTTTAATAGTAGAATTCAGCCAAGAGAATTGCATAGCACTTGGTTTAATGCTATTATCGGTACTACTACAAACAAAGTAAAAATACAGGATGTGCCTTCTTCTACAGTTTTGCCTCCAGAGTATAATGGCACTGGCTCGTTGTTTTTAGTAGACACCGAAGGAACACAACTTTCCTCTATAGGTACAATAGATTATACGACAGGAAAACTTACAATTCCTTCGATTATTGTTACGTCATTTTTCGGCACCGAAACCTCAATAAGAGTGAGTACTCGCCCACATGATGACTCTAAAGACATTAAAACTAATATCCTTTCTAGGAACTCTGAAGTTTCTACGAGTGCAGTAGTAGCTAAACCATCAAATAATACAATTTTAACCCTTGATGATAGCAGCGTTAATGTAACTGTTGGTTCAAGGAAAGGTTTAGATATTACAGTAACAGAAGATGATAAAGGTTATTAATGTCAGACCAAATCCCATCTTTTTATAGGTATGTCTCTTCTATAGGGATTACTGCTGCAGGTAGTGGATACACTAGTGTTCCTACTGTCAGCATTACCGGCGGAGGTGGGTCCGGTGCGACTGCTCAGGTTGCGATATTCAATGGTACTGTTCAAACTGTTACAATAATCAATTCTGGTTCTGGGTATACTTCTGCTCCAACTGTTACTGTGTCTGGTGGCGGCGGCTCCGGGGCTATTCTTACTGCTATAGTTTCAACTGCTGCTGGTATACCACAATACTATAATGAGAAGAGTAGTTTAAACATAAAGTATACTTTACCTGAATTTATAAGAGAAGATTATCCACAATTCGTAACTTTTATTGAAAAGTATTATGAATATATGGATCAGTCAAATAATCCTATAAATTTGCTTCTGAATAAAAATTATTTTGATATTGATGATGCTAATGACACAGAACTGAATAAATGGGCTAAAGAATTAGCTGTAGAATTCCCCCAAGTATTACAGGCAGATAGGAAACACGCATATAAAAATATAAAATCTATATTTGAATCAAAGGGCTCCGAAAGATCAATAAGAGCTTTTTTTAAATTAGTATATAATGAAGAAATTGATATATTTTATCCAAGTAAAAATATACTCAGAGCCTCTGATGGCGTTTGGGTAGAAGAAAAAACAGTAAGAGTTACTTCTGCTAACAATTATGAAGTATCTAATCTTTCAGGCGTTTTGGTAGATTTGATCTACTACGAAACGACTGGTTCTATTACTGTAGCACGAACAATACCCGTTTCAGTAATACGGGTATTGAAGATTGCTTATTCTGATCCACAAGAATATGAAATCGTGGTTGAACTCCCGTCATACGTCACTAATATAATAGGTCCAGGTGCTCAGGCGAGTGCTACTGCTACTATAACTACTGGATCAATATCAAGCATTGCAGTCACAAACGGCGGACATAGTTATAATGCTGCACCTAATGTGGTTATTACTGATACTGGAGGTGGTACTGGTGCTACTGCCACAGCAACAGTATCAGGTGGGCAAATAACAGCAATAAATGTTACAAGCGGCGGAAGTGGATATTCTAACGCTTCTACCGTTAATATTTCCTTTGACACTACTGACATTAGAACATTTTTCGTTCTTAGAGATGAGACGGCGACAACAGCCAACGCAAAAGCGTTTTTGGGTAGAACTTTGACTTCTGCGGTTTCTAGTACATATTCTGGTTCAGACGCAGGATTTTCTATCGGTGATGTGTTTACAATCAATGAAGATGGTTCTAATGGAGAGCCTTTTGCTCTTCCCGGGTATTTCGCTGAAGTATATAATACTGCATCTTCAAATGGTGCAGTTATTCGTGTAGAAACAGTAGATACTACTAATAAACCAACTAAATGGGTTATTGTGAACTCTGGCTCAAGTTATGTCAATGAAATCTCTACAATAAAGATTATATCTAAAACAGGAGAATCTTTAGACGTAGTTCTTACAACTGGTTATTTGCATGATAATGAAGGAAAATATAAAGATGATAGAGGAAAATTATCTGATGTAAATAGACTTCAAGATAATTTTAAGTTTCAAAAATATTCCTATGTTGTTGAATCATCACTACCTCAGAGACAATGGGTTACTAATTATAAGAAAATACTTCATCCAGCTGGAATGGAAGTATTTGGTGATTTGATTATTAGTAATAATGTAAATTTTTCTCCATTCATCAGCGTTGAAACTGACGGTGTAAATTTACAAATATTTAAGTTTGAAGACCTTGTTGCACAAACTGATTCTGTTACGTTAGTAGTGCAATACAATAGAACAATTAACGAAACATTAAATGCTGCCTCTAATTTGAGCGTCAATCTTAGCACACAAATGACTACGGATTCAGTTACTATGGACGATGGATTAGCTCAACAGTATGTCGATGGTGATTACTTACCAGAAGGTTATACTGGATCAGGAGTTTTTAAAGGTATAGGAAAAGCATTTACTGATACAACAACGACTTCTGAAGTTTTTTCAGCAGTCTTAAATCCTTAACAACATTTTAAATTTTATTATATATATTATAATAGGATTTTTATAAAAAATTACCGGAGACGGAAAACATGATTAAAACAAATAAATTGAAAGCTACAGGAAGCGTTAATATCGTTGTCCGTAGCGAAGACGGTAAAATTTCTCAAGAATTGACCGTTCCAAACTTAGTAGTTGACACTGGTCTCAACTACATTGCTTCTCGCATGAAAGATGCTTCTGCAACTGTTATGAGTCATATGGCAGTCGGAACAGGAACTACAGCAGCTGCCGCAGGAAATACTGCCCTTGTAACTGAATCAGCTAGAGTGGCATTGACTTCTTCTACTGTGACTAGTGGTTCAATTTCTTACGTTGCTTCTTACGCAGCAGGAACTGGAACCGGTGCTTTGACTGAAGCTGGTATTTTTAATGCGTCATCTTCAGGTACTCTTCTTTGTCGTACTTTATTTTCGGTAATTAATAAAGGTTCAGCCGATACTATGACAATTACTTGGACTATTACAATTTCTTAATAGGTAGAACATAGTGGCTCTTTTACTTACAAAGTTAGGACGGGTTGAAATAGCTCGGTCATTTTACAGAGATGTGAATAGTGAAAAAGACTATTTTCATTTCTCTTTGGGAAAAACTGGTGCTTGGACAGACGATGAAGCACCACCGACCCCTGTTGATTCCGATAATTTTACTAGAGAATATCGAAGAAATATACTTTTTACTCAATTGATTACTTCTGCTAATGTTTGTCATTTAGCTAGGAGAATAGATTGGGTTTCTGGTACTGTTTATGATTCCTATGATGATGATTATTCTTCAACTAGACTCGCTAACTCAGATGCTACTACGTTAGCAGACGCTAATTTTTATGTTATCACTGACGAAAATAAAGTATATAAATGTATTGATAACAATAGCAACGCAACAGTTTCAGATAAGCCTACTGACACAAGTACCAATACATTTTCAACCACTGATGGTTACACTTGGAAGTTTTTGTTCCAAGTATCGTCTGCGGATGAGACTGCTTTTTTAGATACAACACATATTCCTGTCAGAAAACTGACAGGAAATCCAACACATGATGTTAATGGTGAACTAGATAGTTTTACTATAACCGCAGGCGGAAGTGGTTATACTAGTGCTCCTAAAGTAAATATTATTGGTGATGGTAAAGAAGCTTCTGCAACTGCAACAATAATTGGAGGTGCAGTGACTGGTATTACAGTAGATACACAAGGGTCTGGTTATACTTTTGCAATTGCTAGAATTTCTGGCGGCGGCGGAACTGGTGCAGCAGCTACAATTTTATTGGGTGACGCAGATTCACTTCCTGCATTACAACAAGCAGTAGAAGAAGCTGCTGTAAAAGGAACTTTAGATAAAATAGCTATTAGTAATGCTGGTCAGGGATATACGCCCGGAGATGTTACTGTTACTATATCTGGAGACGGCTCTGGAGCTTCAGCTACAGCGACAATTGCCTCTGATACAGGAGCTATAACGGCAATCAACGTCACAGATAGAGGATCTGGTTATACTTTCGCTAATATATCATTTACTCAAGCTGTAGGATCTGGTACAAATGCCGCTGCAAGAGCTATAATTTCTCCAATAAATGGACACGGATCTAATCCAGTAAAAGAACTTTTTGCGAGTTCCATTGGAGTTGTAGTTTCTATTTCACAAAATACTAATGAAGATTTGATACTTGATAACGATTTTAGACAGATAGGGTTAATTAAAAACATTGCTCCGCTTGAACCAGAGACTCCCGATGAAAAATGGACTAATAATACAGCCACTGCTTCTTATGTAATTGATGTGACTGATAATTCTAATTATGCAGTTGATGATAACATTACTACTGATGATGGCGGACAGTTTACAGTCAGTCATATAGCAGCAACTGACACGAGTACTTATAGGGTGTATTTACAACCAATTATTGGTCTAATAACTTCTTCAAGCACTTTATCGAATACTACGAAAGCTCTTACTAATTTGAGTATAAATAGTGTTACATCTCCAGAAATAGACATAGCTTCAGGTGATATTGTTTATATTGAGAATAAATCACCAATTAGTAGATCATCGGATCAAGTTGAAACAATTAAAACAGTACTTAATTTTTAGGAAATATAAATGGCTCTCAATTTAAAAGCATCTCCCTATTTTGACGATTTCGACAGCACGAAAAACTATAATCGAGTTTTATTCAAGCCTGGTGTCGCTGTTCAAGCTAGAGAGCTTACTCAACTTCAGTCTGCACTATCAGATCAATTAAGTCAGTTAGGAAGCTATAATCTTAAAGATGGCGGAATAATTAGTGGTTGTGAAGAAAAAATTACAAGACTTTCATATATTAAAGTAAATGATACTGATTTCGGCGGAACAACAATATTAGATACAGCTCTTACTAATTATGTAGGAGCTACTCTAGTTGGTGGTACTACTGGTCTAAAAGCTAAAGTAATTCATACTAAAATTGGTAGACAGGGAGAAACTCCTGACACAAAAACTTTATATATTTCTTACATAGATCAAGGGGCAGGTACAAACACTGCAGGAGTTCAAGAGTTTGGAATCAGCGAGACTCTCACAGTTGAGTCTTTAGATTCTACTATAAATGGAGACACCTTTGTTACATTCGATTCTGGATCAGCTGCTATAGGGACTAGGGAGAGATATTCTGGTTTTGCTGCACACTTAACATTGTCTCCAGGTATCATTTACGCTCGTGGTTCTTTCATAAAAACTACTGAAATATCTACTTTTGTTGACTCTTATACTCCGCTAATTTTTAAGAAGATTGGATTTTTAGTAACTGAGCAGATCGTAGAGTCAACCACCGACAATACTTTGTTAGACCCAGCACAAGGTTCGTTTAACTATAACGCACCTGGAGCAGATAGGTTACAGTTTACAGTATCTTTAAGATCATATTCATATAAGTCTCCTTTAGATCCTATTCCTGAAAATTTCTATCAATATGCCCTTTGGCAGAATGGAAAAATTGTAAGATCAAATATAAAAACAGATCCTCTTGGGCAACTTGGTTCTGTTATGGCAGAAAGAGCGTATAATACAAATGGAAATTATACAATTGAAGGCCTTCAATGTTACTTCAAAGAACACTTGGATGATGGAAGAAATAACGGTCAACTTTCGTCAGATGGTGGGGGTAATGCCACTAAGTTAGTTGCTGCTATTCGACCAGGTAAAGCAAATGTTGCTGGTTATCCAATAGAACTTTTAGCTGAAAAAATTATTCCTTTTGATAAGCCCTCTGGTACTAGAATTGAAGAAACTGTAACTCAGTCAACCTCCTTTGGTAATTATGTGATAGTAGATGATGTTTGTGGCGCCTGGGACGTTGATGGCGGTGATCTAACTTTAGGTACTGGTGTTGTAGATTTATATGATGTTGCTCTAAATGGAGTATCTGGGGGTAACTTTTCTTCCACTACTCCTCCTAGTGTAGCTAAAGTTGGAACCGCTAAAACTAGACATATTGTACTAGACTCAGGAACTGTTGGTACATCAACAGCAAAATACAGATTATATTTGTATGATATAAAGATGACCTCTGGAGACTTTACTGCCGTAAAAGGAATATATTATCCAAGTACTGCTGCAAATGGATTTGCTGATATAGTATTAAACTCAGCAGGAAAGGCACAAGTTTATGAAACTAATTTCAATAAACTGATCTGGAACTTACCTTATTCTCATATTAAAACCCTGCAGGCAGACTCTTCTTCATACGATTATAATTTCACTTTTACTAAAGAATTTGATATTGGTGTCCCTGCTAATGCTGTCATAGACGTAACTTCGAGTGTAGCAAACGAGACCTTTTTCTTTGAAAATAATATCACACTCCCAGATTCAGTCATTGAAGCTAATATGATTCTGGTTGCTACTAGTGAATTTACTGTTGGCTCTACAACTTACAAAGACGGACAAGTTATTCCTCTGTCAGGTGCAGTAACACAAACAAGTGAAACGACATTAACTATTGACTTAGGTGGCACCATCGCAGATTCTAGTAGGACAGTGCGTCTTTTTGTAAATATGCAGTTGTCTGACACTGCTCCTATATTAAAAGGTTTGAATAAAAATCGGTTAGTAAAGATACAGGCTGATACGAATATAGGAAACACAACTGGAAAATATTCACTTGGTATAAGTGACGTATTCAAAGTAAAACAAATACTTGCAACAGACAATTCTGATTACGAAACTAATGTTAAAGATGTTACTCGTGATTTTATTGTAGATAATGGTCAACGTGATAATTTTTATGGATTTGGATCAATTGAAAAGAGAGCCTCTAGTTCTCTTGATACAGCAACCTACAAGTATATCAAAGTAAAAGTTGACTACTTTAGTAGAACTGTTTCCGGACCTACATTTGCCTGTGTAGACTCCTATCCAGTTGATGATACTGGAGGACCAACAGGAATCAAAACAGAAGAAATACCTTTGTACAGTTCCCCTACAGGCGGCAGTTTTGATTTAAAAAATGCTATAGATTTCAGACCATATATGGTGAATACAGCAGCAGATTCTACTACGTTGGCTAGCGCATCTGTGAATCCAAGTTCTATAGAATCTATTGATAGACCTTCAAACGGATTGACTAATCCAGTTCCAGTTTTCAGTTTCACAACGGATTTAGAATACTATCTAGCTGAAGCCTATAGAGTTGTTATTACTTCAGAAGGAAAAATACAAGTAATAAAAAGTGTTCCTGAGATAAATCCTGTAACACCAGAGGCTCCCAATAGATCAATGACATTGGCAAAAGGATTTTTACCTCCTTTCCCATGTTTGTCTAAAGAAGCTGCAACAGTTTACGGTCGTCCTGATTTAGCTGTATCTATTCGCTTAGAGAAAAATAAAAGATACACGATGAGTGATATCGGAGGACTAGAACAAAGAATTTCAAATCTTGAATACTATTCTACCCTTACTTTGTTAGAAAAACAAGCTGGAGAAGTTAAGATACTAGATTCTAGTGGCGTAGATAGATTTAAGAACGGATTCATTGTAGACTCATTCTCTGGATTTGGTATCAATAATGTTACACATCAGGATAATAACTGTTCTATTGATATTAAGAATCGTGAACTTAGAGCAGCATTTAAGTCAAGTGTCATAGGATTTAAAGCAAACAGCACAGCAGCAACAACTGCTGGACAAACTGGTCAAATGTTTCATGTTCCATATGACGTAGCTATCTATGCCAGGCAAATGCAGGCGAGTAAGTACAGAAATGTTGTAGGAGAGCTATTGTTCGACACACCTCCTGCAGCAACCACCCCCGTAGAATATTCGCCTCCCTCAGTTCCTGTTGCAGCTGGAGTTGCCTCATATAATTTAGTCAGATCAGCCACTTCTGTTAATAACGGCAACTCTGTTACTATAACACTAGAAACAAATAATGTTCCTACAGGAACACAAATAGCATATTCTATTACAGATGTTAATACAGCAGACATAGATATAGCTTTGAGCGGAGATTTTGTTGGAATAGATTCTTCTGGAGATTCTTCAATTACCTTCAACGTAACAACTTCTGAGTCGAAAACATTGAAGTTTATTCTTGTTGATAAAGATGTAGAAACTACAGTAACTTTGAATGGCGCCTCGGGCGCCTCGGGCGCCTCGGGCGCCTCGGTTACACCGCCTACACCACCTGTAGTAACTACGGGAGATTACAAAGGAACAATGACCCTTTCTCCTGACTCATATACCTTTCACGACATGAATGCCGCTCCAGAACCTTATGAGAATACTAATGGACAGTATGACCATTTGCTAAAGGCAGCGATACGGAATGGAGAAGGGGGAATTACCTCAGGATATTCTATACAGTGGGGTTCTTGGGAACAAGTAGGAAACAGTATTGGTTCAGAACATCCTGATATTGGTAATGGTATTTTTAATACTGAAGCTGAATATGGAGTCGAGTGGATCAATGAACAAACAATACCCGCAGACTCTACCACCGTTTGGCAACAGAGAACTCCAGAAACGGTAACTCTAAACATTGAACTGGATGCTTTCATTCGACCCACTCCTATAACTATAAATGTTGAAGGATTGATGCCTAATTCAGATCATATGATTATTATGGGCGGAGTTAGGAAAGGCACCGTGAGAACAAACGGCAATGGTCGTGCTAGTAAAATTATTAATGTCAATAGGGGTGAATTTAGAACAGGTAACATTAAGATTCAGGTTTCAAATACCGAATCTATAACAACCTCTTCTTCATTTGCACAGGCCACATTCAGCTCTAATATGGTTAAAAGTGTAGTATGGCAATATGACGCTACAACAGCAGAAGAACATTCTTTGATAGTTTTGCCTGAAGTAAAATCAATAACTACTATGAATCCTGTGAGTCCTTCTAGTAATCCTCCGATTAATGACTCTGCACCAGAGTCTGGATTATCAACTATACACACTTCAGATACCTCAAGTAATGATATTACTGTTACTGTAAATGGTGCTGGAATAGTAGTCGGTTCTGGAGTCAGTGACGGAGTAGCAGAAGAAGATGTTTTCATAGCCAGCGTAGAATCAGGGGGAGTCAGAGTCGATACTTTTAGGCATGGACAATATGAATATGACTCAGAAATGGACGATAGAGAAGCATTTCTTTATAATGATAACATAACTGTTCAGAATAAGAGCGTTTTAGCAGAAACTGGAACAACATATAAGGCTAGTATTAAAGATACTGTTCCACATCAGGCTTCAGTAAACGAAATAGTTCTTAATGATGTTAGTAATGCTATTGATACTACTAATACAAATAGTGTTCACGTTGCAACTGCAAGTAATTACAGGGATGAAACTAATCAAATAATTTATGACAATGAACCAGATGATTGGAACTTTGAAGATGAACGTGCCTTAACAGTTAGTACATTATCAGGTAGAGAAGCTATAGCTACCATCCCAGTCATAAAAAATCCTTTTACGGCTGCAATGCAAATAGATAATGCTGGTACTGCCAGTCAGTCTACACTACAAGCTAATGTGACTGCGGCTATTGACTTTGATTTTAATGAATTTGATTTGTTTTGCGCTGAATCTGGTATGTTCAGAGGTAAAGATCCTTTGGCACAGACATTTCTTGTTGAAGATATGCCAGGAGGTATGTTTCTTACTTCTGCTGATATTTTCTTCAGATCGATTTCAGACGAGGCAAATAACAACGGTATTACATTACAAATAAGAGAAGTTGTTAATGGAGTTCCTGGACCTACTATAATTCCGAACGGACAGGTCCACAAGAGGCGTTCTGATTGTCACACATCAAAGGTTGTTGGTGACGTAACTAAGTTCATAGCTACTGAATTTAAATTTAAGAATCCAGTGCATTTAGACAACAATAGAGAATACTGTATTGTTCTGATTCCTGATGCAGACGATCCAGGCTATGAGGCATGGATTGGAGAACTAGGAGAACTTGAAGTAGGCAAGACAGACAAGAGAATTACTAAACAAGCTCACAGCGGTGTATTGTTCACTTCTGCCAACAATAGGAGTTGGTCAGCACATCAATCAGAAGATTTGATGTTTGTTTTGAGAAGAGCTAAATTTAAAGTAAATGAAAACTTTGTTCTCGAAACTGAAAATAAGGATATCGATTGGATTAAATTCAATAACGATACTTGGGACACTACTGAAACAAACGGAAAAATACCTGCTCCTAAGTTTAGTCTCGGAGATGCTATTCATGGGTTTACTTTCGATGTTACTGAAGGAGGAGCAGGTTACTCATCAGCTCCTACTGTAGTATTTTCAGGGGGAGGAGCCGGCACAGGTGCTACTGCTACTGCAACTGAGGCAGGGGGAGTAGTAACAGGCATCACTCTTACTAATCCGGGTTCTGGATACACCTCAGCTCCAACTATATCTTTTACTGGGGGAGGTAGTCCAAGCACTGATGCCGCAGTGACAGTCACATTGAATCGTGCAATCAACAAGTTTTTCGACATAGCAAGAAAAACACATGAGTTGGAAGTAACAGATGGTCATTTCACATCGGGCGATATGGTTGGAAATGGTACAACATTTGTTAATATTGAATCTATTGATAACAGAACTGTCAGCGCACATGTGATACAGGCTTCAACTATAAATCCTGATTCTAGGGGTACAATTGGTATTCAGTCTGCGCTTACTAGTTCATCGGCAGCTTCTGCAAATACTGTCTATGGAGATGTTCGTGTAAATTCGACTGAAGAACTATCTGAAGAAAAAACTATCTATAGTTTTTCAAACGAATACGCCTCTTTTTCAGGCGACAAAACTGGTAGATTAAGGTTTACTCTTTCTACTACGTCTAATAACGTAGGACCAATGGTTGATATGTCTTCACTAGATATGTTAGCACTTATTAACGACATAAACAATACAAGCACAACTGAAGAGACCGCAGTAGGAGGAAACGCTAGTTCTAAGTATATCACTAGACAAGTCGTCCTAGCTGAAGGTCAAGATGCAGAAGATATTAAAGTTTATTTAGATAACGCTATTCCTGCAGGAGCCGCTGTAGAAGTTTATGCTAAAGTAATGAACTCTGAGGATGACGCAGATTTCTTGGGTGAAATTGTTTGGAAGAAGTTATCAGTAGTTGACGCACCTTTTGTAACTACAGAATCGACGGCAGAATATTCTTACAGTATTCCTGCTAAAGCATCTGGCTGGGGTCTCAATGGCGATGGCGTTCTTGAGTATGATGTAAACAGAATATCAGCAGTTGCTATTACTTCTGGCGGTTCAGGATACTCAAGTGCCCCGTCTGTAACTTTAACTGACTCTGCTGGAACTGGATTCGGGGCAACTGCTGAAGCAATATTATCTGGTAATGCGATTTCTGAAATTCGTATAATAAATCCAGGTCGAGATTACACTGGAACTGTTACTGCTACTTTGTCAGAAGGAAATGCAGTTCTCGGTAGCGTTACTAAGTCAACCGTAAATCATACTGGATTCAAGTATTTTGCAATCAAAGTCGTACATCTGAGCGGTAATACAGCGGTCATTCCTAAAACTTCAAGCCTTAGAGCATATGCACTTCAGGTATAATAAAATGACTAAAACAAAGTATTTAAAAGTGAAAGACGAACGTAATCTTTATCGTGAGAGTAATTCAAAAGGCATTGTCAATACAGACAATGCCGCTTTAAGAGATTACAAAAATTCTAGAACATTAAGAAACGAAAATACTAAAAAAATACGCCAATATGAAGACGATATAAATAGTCTCAAAGAAGAAGTAACAGAAGTCAAAGATATGTTAAAAATAATTTTTGATAAAATAAATAAAGGTGCATAAATGCCATCTAATATTACATTAAGGTCAGAGAAAGGAAGTCCATTAACTAACAATGAAGTTGATGCTAACTTTACCAATCTTAATACAGATAAGTTAGAAACTTCAACGGCTGATGTCAGGTATACCCAGATTTCAAATAATCTTTCTGACTTAGCTAGTGCTTCAACCGCATTGACTAATCTTGGATTGACCGCAACAGCTACGGAAATAAACTATACCGATGGTGTTACTTCAGCAATTCAAACTCAAATTGATGCTTTACAGCGTCCTTCTATAGCAGTTACCGTAGCAAATAGTGGTTCGGGTAATAAGTTTTATCTGGATGGAACTGAACAACAAGTTGCTCGTCTAATTCCTTCTGTTACTTATAAGTTTGATCAATCTGATAGTTCTAATTCAGGTCATCCTTTATTATTAAGTACAACCTCAGACGGTACGCATGGTGGTGGAGCTTCATACACTGTTGGAGTTACTGCTGTAGGTACTCCAGGATCAGCTGGCGCATACACTGAGGTAAAATTAGAGCAAGATTCTCCAGACACTCTTTATTATTATTGTTCTAATCACTCTGGAATGGGAGGACAAGTAACTGTCAGAGTTACATCAGTCACCCTTGTTGACTTGGGTGTTAATGCATCAGCCTCAGAATTGAACACGCTGAATGGCATCACTGCTTCTACATCCGAATTAAATACTCTCACTGGAATCCCTTCTACCCTTACAGCTACTGAATTAGGATATGTCGATGGAGTTACATCTAGTATACAAACACAGATCGACAGTTTAGGGTCTAGTGCAGGAACTACTTTAACTAAAACCTTTACTGCTGGTGAAACGTCTACTATGACGTTATCAGGTAATGTACTTGTTCCTGTAGTATCAGTTACTAAAGAAGTGGCTCAGACAGGTGTAAGCAATAACGACTGGGATGTCAATTCATCCTCAGAGAATTACACGAGATATAACTCTGCTCCTGCGACTACTTTAACCTTTGCGGGCTTATTTGATTTAAGTGGTGCAAGTTTTGTTGATAGCTTTGACGTTTCTTCTCAAGACACATCTCCGCACGGCGTGGCATTCAACACTGCTGGCACAAAAATGTTCATTGCAGGACTTCAAGGTCTGGACATTAATGAGTACACATTATCATCTGCATTTGATGTTTCAACCGCCTCTTTTGTAGACAGCTTTTCTGTTAGCTCGCAAGACTCAGCAATTAGGGACGTAGAGTTCAATGCAGATGGGACCAAGATGTATGTTGTAGGTGATACAAATAATTCAATATTCCAATACTCCTTATCTACAGCATTTGATGTAAGTACAGCAAGCTACGACTCAGTAAGTTTTAGTGTCGCATCTCAAGAAACGAATCCATCAGGAATGGCCTTTAACACAGACGGTACTAAAATGTTCGTGCTTGGTCGTAGTGGAGATGATGTAGGCGAATACGCTCTTACCACTGGCTTTGATATTTCTACCGCTTCGTTCACGGACAGTTTTAGTGTTGCTGGTCAAGAAACAGGCCCAGAAGGTATAGCCTTTAATACAGATGGCACAAAAATGTTTGTCGTTGGAGAAGCAGGAGATGACGTAAACGTCTATACGTTAAGCACTGGGTTTGATGTTTCAAGCGCATCCTACACAAGCAATTTCTCT